CTTTATGATGATTCCAATTGGAGAGAAGAATCTATACCCTACTATACAGGTAAAAGGGTAGAATTATTGATGGATGGACCTAAGAGTCTTTCTCAATCATGGATGATGGGAGCAATGTATAATGAATGGAAAAGAAGGAATGGATATAATAAATTAGACCCAAAGGAGAATGAGGGTCAATTACAATCATCTCTAGGTGAATTTTTTAATAAACAGGAGAAGATTGAAAATGGATAAGATTGATACTCAGGGAATGAGTGGCGAAGGTATTGAAGGTGCTTCCTGTACCAAACCTAATATCTATGAACATGATGAAAATGGAAAACCAATTCTTCCTCGTATGGTTATTCATCCTCGTAGGTTATTCACTCCACAATATGTGAAGGAGATGAAGATACTCATCAATGAAGTTCTAGATGAACGTGAGTATCAAAGAAAATTGAGAATGAATTATGATGACCCAACTCCACCAGGAGTTTCTTATTTTGATACTGAATATTTTAAACATTCTATAGACGATGAAGAACCAAAATACAAAACATAGTTATACTAATCCAGAAGATAAGTTTGATGCTGCTTACGTTGAGGCACAAGTTACAGAAGGTAAAAAGTATTATGACAAGGATGGGTGGGAGATTTCTCCACCCATTTCTGATAGGGAATGTATCTATCGGTGTTTAGAAAATTGTGAGTGGCTTGCTGGACTTGATAAGAAACAAGTTCGTAGATTGATGGAAGACTTTAAGACTAAGAAAACCGAATTTGTAAGAAACGAGGAGTATCCTGTATTATGAGACTTGGTGTTATGTGTTCTGGCAACGGAACTAATTTTCAGAACATAGTTACAAATCCTGTTTGTAATACGAATGAAGTTGTGATAATGATACACAACACCAAACAATGTGGTGCTGTAGCAAGAGCAGCGAAGTTTGGTATTCCTCATGTAAGAGTTCCACATAAAGATGAAGAGAAGATGATAGAACTCTTTAAGGTATGGAGAGTTGATCTTATAGTTCTTGCTGGATATATGAGAGTAATTAAAAATCCTGCTGCTTTCCCTGCTCCTATTATTAATATTCACCCATCATTACTTCCCAAGTATAAGGGATTACATGCTATTGAACAGGCATTGGATAGTGGTGATGATGTTACGGGAGTCAGTGTACATTATGTAAATGAAGAGTTAGATGGTGGAGAGATAATACTTCAACAAGAGGTTCCTATTCTACCTGATGATGATGTAGAATCATTGACAAAAGCTATTCAAAGAATAGAATATGGTATACTACCAGCAGCGATAGAACATGTTAAGAGTCAAATTAAATGATGAATACTGAAATTATAAAAGGAAAAGTAAAGACAGTATTTACTACATCCGAACCTGATAAAGTTCTTATACAATATGAGGATAGAGTTACTGCTGGTAATGGTAAGAAGGTAGATTACCCCGAAGGTAAGGGTAAAGTGTGTATGGATATTTCTGCATTTTTGTTTAAAGTGATGGAGAAGAATGGAATAAAAACTCATTACCTTGATACATTTCCTGAAAGAATTATGTCATGTAAGAAGGTTGATATAATTCCAATAGAAGTTGTGGTTAGAAACATTGCTACTGGTTCTATAGTGAGACAAACTACCTTAGAAGAAGGTCAACATATTAATTGGCCTTTGGTTGAGTTTTATTTAAAGGATGATGCAAAGGATGATCCATTACTTACAGAAGATAGAATTAAATTGATGGGTTATGGTGAAGAGATAAGACAGTTTCAATTTATTGCAAGAGAAGTTAATGCGATATTACAAGATATTTTTCGTAGGATAGGTCTTATTCTTGTTGATTTTAAATTGGAATTTGGTTATGATTCTGAACAAAATTTAATTCTTGCTGATGAATTATCTCCTGATGGGATGAGACTCTGGCAAGAAAGAACTCTAACAAGTTTTGACAAAGACTTGTTTAGAAAGGATAAAGGTGATATAGTAGAAGCATACAAATATATACTGAGTGAGTTGGGGAAAATCAATGAGACTTGAAGAGAGAATAGAGACTGCTCAGAAGAGAATTAAAGAGTTGGAATTGTTGATAGAGTATTGGAAAAAACAATCTGACAGTAAATCATAACATATAAGTATTAATTATGGTATGGTGTTAAATAAATACCGTAGCTTGTAAAATTAGTAACAATGGCAACTATTACTTTACGTTCTCCTG